TAAGTTCCGTATTCTATCATAATCTCCGAAAGGCGGCTCTTAAAGCCGCCTGTTTTCTGTCATGCTGCCCGGCATGATAACCATACCGACAACAGAACCGGCGGAAATCACCGCCGGGGACACCATACGCTGGACAAAATCACTTTCTGATTATCCGGCTGACACGTACGCGCTGCATTATAAACTGCAGCCGCTTTCAGGTGGCGACTCGATCTCGATCGATGCCACGGCAAGCGGGACAGATCACACGATCGAAGTCAGCGCGGCGTTGTCGGCTGCCTATACGGCTGGAAATTATATTTGGACCAGTTACGTCCTGGACATTGCCACCGGCCTTGAGCGCACAACCATCGATTCAAGTCAGATCACCATCAAGCCCGATCCTTTGACCAGCACCGCCGATCTGCGCAGCACCGTGCGTAAAATTTATGATGCCATCGAGGCGACCATCCTCGGCGAAGCGTCCAGCGCGCAATTAAAAATCATTGTCGATGGCGACACTCTCGAAAAGAAAAGCACCGCCGATCTGCTCGGTCTTGAGAGCCGCTATCGTTTATTGGTCAAGCAGGAAGAACAGGCCGACGCCATTAATAAAGGCTTGCGCACCGGCAAGCGTATTGTCACGAGGTTTCTGGACTGATGTGGCCATTTAAGTCAAAGGCCGAACGGTCGGCCATCAAACATCGCAAGTTTGCTGCCGCGCAATATTCAGATGTTCTGTCGCGCTGGCAGCGCACCGCGGTGAAGATAGACAAAGACATCGAGCAGGGCGGTAAAGCCCTGCGAACTCGCGCCCGGAACGCCGCAAAAAACAACGATTATGCGCGCAAATATCTCGACGTTTTGCGCACCCAGGTGGTCGGCGAAAACGGCATCCGCCTGCAGTGCCGGGCCCTGAACGCCAACGGCAAGCCGGACAACGCCGCCAACGATAAAATAGAAGAAGAATTCCGCGATTTTGCCCGCGCGTTTAACTGCGACTTTTCCGGCCGCATGAGCCTGATCGATATGCAAGCCCTGTTGATCAGCAGCATGGCACGTGATGGAGAAGTCCTCATCCGCATCCACGCCAAGCACAACAACGGCCACCGCCTGGCTGTTCAGTTTCTTGACGTGGATCTTCTTGACGAACAGCACAACGAACTGCTGAGAAGCGGCCGTAAAATCCGCATGGGCATCGAATACGACAAAGCCGGTTTCCCTGTGGCCTATTGGCTGACAGATTCTGCCCATTACCAGAAAAAGCGCGTGCGCGTTCCAGCGTCCGAGATCCTGCATATTTACCGGCAGGAATTCGCCGATCAGTCGCGGGGATTTTCCTGGATGGCTGCCGCCCTGCTTGAAATGCACCACCTGGATGCGTTCAACGAAGCCGCCCTGGTCGCCGCCCGTATGGGCGCCGCGAATCCTGGCTTTTTTGTGCGCAACAACCCGGACGGTGCTGAGTTTGGCGGCGACGGAAAAACCGCCGATGGCGATATGGTCATGGAAGTCAACGCCGGGAACCTGCGCGAGCTGCCGGCCGGGATGTCGTTCGAGCAGTTCAATATTAAATACCCTGACGCCATGGTGGGTGAGTTCAAGAAAGCCTGCGGAAAGTCGATCGCCAGCGGCCTCAATATCAGCTACAACGTGCTGTTTTCAGATCCGGAATCGACCAGTTACGGCACACTGCGCGCCTTTACCATTGACGACCGCGACTATTTCCGCACCCTGCAGCGGCTAATCATCGACAAGTTTCTGGAGCCGGTCTATCTGCAATGGTTGCAGCTCAACGTTGGCCGCATCCTCAACCCTGACCGCTATCAAAAAATGACCCGCGTGCGCTGGCAAAGTCGGGGCTGGCAGTGGTTTGACCCGCTCAAAGACTCGGCCAGTTACAAAGCAAAGCTCGAAATGGGTGTAACCGCGCCATCGATCATCGCCGCCGAGATGGGCCTTGATTTTGATGAGGTCTGCCAGCAGGCGCAGATCGATTATGAAAAGTTGAAAACGATCAAGCAATTAACTCTGGAAAGTGAGGCATAGATATGGATCAAAAATTACGGGCATATCTTGAAAAGCGCGGACTTTCTTCTGGCGCAACAGAGGAAGAGGCGTGGCGATTCTTTGAAAATCTAGACGACAAGGATACGCGCGAAAAGACAAAAGACAAAATCAACACCGGCACGCAATATCGAACATTTGAGCTTGTTCGGGCTGAGATCGACGAAGAGGCTCGCACGGTGCCGCTCAGTTTTTCCAGCGAAGAGCCTTATAAGCGCTGGTGGGGCACTGAAATTTTAGACCATTCTCCAGGAGCTGTTCGTCTTGGCCGCATTAAGCAGCTTGGGCCGCTTCTTGTTGACCATAACCACCGCGATCAGGTCGGAGTTATCGAAGACATCGAAATTACAAAAGATAGGATTGGTCGGGCCGTCGTGCGCTTTGGTAAGGGCGCTCGAGCTGATGAAATCTATCAAGACGTTATCGATGGTATTCGTGGCAACGTTTCTGTCGGGTATCAGATCCACCGCATGGTCCTGGAAGAAGAGACAGACGACGAGGAGATTTATCGCGCCAAAGACTGGGAGCCTTTCGAGGTTTCTATCGTTTCAGTGCCCGCCGACATCACAGTCGGTGTGGGGCGAAATGCGACCGGCGACCATATAACAGTTGTTGAAAGATCAAATTCTGAGCCGGAGAAACCGGCCAAACCAGTCATTAAGGAGAAAGACATGGATCCAAAATTACGGGCATACCTTGAGAAGCGCGGATTATCCCGCACAGCTACCGACGAAGAAGCATGGGCCTTCTTTTCAAAGATTGACGACGGCGGCCAACAGCGCGACATCGCGCAAGATGTCGAGAAAATCCTCGAGATCGCCGAAAAGCACGACGCCCACGCTCTGGCCACCAAGCACGTCCGCGCTGGCAGCACCGTCGACGCATTCCTGGTTGACCTGCTCGACGCAAAAAAAGACGCCCGCCAGGTGCAGGAAACTCCGCAGATCGGCTTGACCCAAAAAGAGGCGCGCAAGTATTCCGTTGTTCGTGCCCTGAACGCCCTCGCCAACCCGACCGACCGCCTGGCACAAGAGGCCGCCGCGTTTGAGCGTGAAGTGTCCGAGGCCGTTGGTCAGCATCTCAGCAAGTCGGCCGAAGGTCTGTTTATGCCTGCCGAAGTTATGCAGCGGGACCTGGTTGTCGGAACCGACACCGCAGGTGGCCACCTGGTCGAAACTGATCTACAGGCTGGCAGCTTCATTGAGCTGCTGCGCAATGCCATGGTCTGCCGCGCAATGGGCGCGCGCGTTCTGTCCGGCCTGGTCGGCGACGTTGCCATCCCACGCCAGACCGGCGGCGCAACGGCTTACTGGGTCGCAGAGTCCGGCTCACCGACCGAAGGCCAGCAGGCTTTTGATCAGGTGACGCTGGCACCGAAAACCGTCGGCGCTTTTACCGATATCAGCCGCAAGCTGCTCAAGCAGTCCAGCGTCGATATTGAAAACCTGGTCATGATGGACCTGGCCGCACAGCTCGCCATCGCCATCGATCAAAAAGCGCTTTACGGCGACGGCACCAGCAACACGCCGACCGGTATCGCCAACACCAGCGGAATCAACGCGCCGACCGCGTTCGCCGCTGCTGTTCCGACCTACGCCGAGCTGCTCGCCATGAAGGGCTCAGTCGCCGCCGATAATGCCCTGATGGGTTCTCTCGGTTTCGTCCTCGATCCGGCCACCGCCGCGACCCTGGAAGCGACGCCACGCTTCACAAGCGCCTCGTTCGGTATCCTCGAAGGCGACAAGATCGGGCGCTACAAAGCGATGGAGTCAAGCCAAATCACAGCAGGTGATGTGTTCTTCGGCAACTGGGTCGACCTGATCATTGGTCAGTGGGGAACCTTGGATCTGACTGTTGATCCTTACACCGGGTCAACCGCCGGAACCGTTCGCGTTGTTGGTCTGCAGGATGTCGACATCGCCGTCCGCCACGCTGTCAGCTTCGCTTACAACAACGACGGCGCGTAAATAACACCAACCATGCCGGGGCCGTGATCGGCCCCGGTGTTTAACGGAGAAAGCCATGGCTAAAAAAGTCAAAGTGATTATGCAGAAGCGCTGCCGCATTGCTGGCAAGCGGGCTGTCCTCGGCAAAGATTACAGCCTTGACAAAGAGCTGGCCGACCGCCTTGTCGGGTCGGGTCAGGCTGTTTTTGCTGACAACAAGGCCGCCGTCGAGGCTGCAAAAGATCTGGTCGAAAAGATCAAAAAGCGTGAAGCGCTCGCCGTTCTGGCCGCAGCGGATGAAGATCCGGAAGAAACGCAGGGCTAATCCATGCTCTTCACCGACGCACAAGCCGACAGCATGCTCGAAATGACCGGCCAGGAGGCGACCATCGATGATGGTTCTCTGGCGGGGCTGACGCTGTGGTGCAAGTTTACCGACCCGCAGCGGATCGTGTCGGAGTTTTCCGCGGCGGTTGAAATGACCGAACCGCAAGCCAAGGTCCGCACCAGCGCGATTGAGGATCTGATCACCACCGGCCTGCGTGGTTTGCGCTTTTACACCGGAGGAAATGATTACAGGGTGAAAACGTACGAGATCCGCAACAGCGGATTCACCATCCTGATCCTGGAGGATGTTTAGGTTTTAGGCTTTAGCAAGGGCAGGCTGAAGGCTATTAGGTTTTAAACCTAAACCCCTACAGCCTAAACCCCTACAGCCTGATTTATAAAGGTTTTAGCTATGCCCCAATTTGGCAAGAGCAGCCGCAAAAATCTGGACGGCGCACATCGCGGCATGCAGAAGCTGTTCGAGGAAGTCATCAAGCATTTTGACTGCTCTGTCATCTGCAGCCATCGCGGCAAAGCCGCACAAGAGATGGCCGTCGAAGCGGGTTTTTCAAAAGCCCAATTTGGCCAAAGCCCGCATAATTATCAGCCCGCCCTGGCGGTCGATGTGGTGCCCTATCCGATCGACTGGCGCGATACCGACCGCATGCACTATTTTGCCGGGCAGGTCATGGGCATCGCTGAAATGATGCACATCGAGATTAAATGGGGCGGCGATTGGGATCGCGACACGCACTTGAGCGATCAGCGTTTTCATGATCTGCCGCATTTTGAGCTGGCCAACTGGCGAAAAATCGCGGAAATCGACGCAGGGTAAGACCTGCAGCGCCCTGAAAAAATGCGACACAGGGCAAATATGAGGGCCGAAATTTGGATACAAAACGTCAAAACATCGTTAACGCGCTGGAAACGCTTTTCAGCTCTGTTTCTGCGCTCAAAGCGGTGACCGTCTGGCAGCACCTGCCGGAACTGGTCGGTGATCTGCCCGCTGGAACATTCCGCGATCAAAACGCCGCAGCGAAACAGGTCGCCGGTGGAATCACCGAACATACGCTGGAGGTGGCTTTTGACTTTTCCGCAGCGGGAGACACGCCGACCGACAGCATCCGGTCGATTGCTGGCGATGTTCTCGCCGCGTTTTCCGGTGATCGCCTGCTCGGTGGTCTGTTGACCGCCGCAAGCATGACCGGGTTCGACCTGGGATTTGAGTCTGCGAATTTAAAACTTTGTATCGGCAGCCTTAAATTCCAGCTCACATACGAGACAGACAACTGGACCATATAACACAATAGGAGTCAAACATGCCAACTTCAGCAGATGCCTTAATTCAGATTGAGCAGGGCCAGGCCCTGGTCGCTTTCGCCGCAATGACTGACAGCGGCGACCAAAGAACTTTTAACCCGGCCGATGATGTGATGTCAGCCTATCCAGGCAAAGAGCCTGTCGTGCGCCCGAATGGGATCGTGACCGGCCGCGACCTGGTCAGCGTTGCCGATTCCGGCAGTAATGACGTGGTTGACGTGGCCGCCTTTACCGCCTACAGCGGCGGGGTGCTGTATAGCGTGGCCGCTGATGCTGATTTTTCAATCACGCGCCCGGCGACCGATGTCGCCAAGGTTTGCAGCATCACCATGACCGATGCAGGTGCTCTGGCCGAGGTGGCCGGAACCGATGGCAGTGACGCGAACTTTTCAGAAACCCGCGGCGCAGCCGGTGGTCCGCCGGAGATCCCCGCCGATTCGGTCGAAATCGCCCAGGTGCGCATGACCAGCGCGACAGCCGCAGCGATCGCCAGCACCGAAATCTTCCAGGTGGTCGGCACTCATGTCGAACGCTACGATTTTCCGGTCTGGACCGTGAACAATATCGGCGACGGTGACGCCGCCGACGCCTCGGCCGAAATTAACGCCTTTATTAAGTTCGTGTCGGCACTTCCCGCGATCCACGCCAGCGGCGCGGCGAAAAAGGTTTATATCCAGTATTACACACCGATTTTTGCCGACATTTCCCGCTCTGTCGATTTTAAAGCGGCGGAGACATCGCACAGCGTATCAAGTACGCAGATTTATGGGGGCAGCATCGCCGCCGCGTCGGAAACTCTGGGCCAGGGCGGCTTTACCGCATACCTGGAGGATGGGATCACCGACGCCCTGGTGCGCGATAAAAATCGCACCTTGACGGTCAAATACTTCCCGGACCGCAATAAAGAACCGTTTGCTCTGACTCAGGGCAAGATCGGCTTGTCGCGGACCTGGTCGCCATCGGATCAGAACATGGCCGAAGTCACGATCACCAGCGAAGTGGCCACGGCTGAATTTTCAGCGTAATTGATCGGGCGGCCCGGTGATCCGGGTCGCCTGTAAGGTTTACCCATGGGTTTTGATAAAGAACAGTTTAACCGTGAAAAATTCAACCCGCGCACCAAGGCGGTCAGCGTGCCGGAACTGCAGCAGTGGTTCGGTGACAATGAGCAGCCGACCTGGACGGTGCGCGGATTGGATGCGGTCGGGATGGCTCGGGTTCGTGCGGCGGCACAAAGTAACCAGGCGATTGTCGACCTGGCCGAAATGCTGGCCAGCGCCACCGGTCAGGATCGCCAGCAGGCGCTGAAAGGGTTGATGGATCTTGATGGCGACAATCTGCCGGAGGAACATCTGCGCCGCCTCGAGCTGCTGATTCTGGGCAGCGCCGATCCGGTCTGTGATCGCAGTCTGGCGAAAAAGATTGCTAAGGTTTACCCGGTCGTTTTTAGTCGTTTGACCAATGAAATATTAACCTTGACCGGCCTCGGGTACGAGCCGGGAAAGCCGCAAAGCTCTGGCGAGATTCCCGCGTCCGCGACGCCCTGAGCCTGGCGCATCTTCATAAGCGGATGCTTTTCGAGGTTCTGCCGGATCTGTTTCCGCAACACCTGACCACCACCGAGCGGCAGCTGTGGGATCTCTTTTATCAGGAACTGAATAAAGGCAAATAATGGCCACGCTTGAAGAATTAAAAGTCCTGATCAGCGCCAAAGACGAAGCCAGCAAGGCGTTAAGAAATGTACGCGGCAGGTTCTCCGACCTGGAAAAAGCCAGCCGGGCCTTAATGCGCGCCCTTGGCCCTTTGGCCGGAGCTTTGGCTGTGCGCGAGATTATCGACAGCGCGGTGAGCTGGGAGCGCTACGAGCTGGCCCTGCGCACCGTGCTCGGCACGCAGGAAGCGGCCAACCAGGAACTGGACTGGCTGCGCGGCGTTGCCGACAACCTGGGCCTGGACATCGAAACCGTTGCGGGCAGTTATGCCAAACTGGCCGCCGCGACAAAAAACACCGCCATTGAAGGCGAAGGCACGCGCGACATCTTTTTCGCCGTATCCGGGGCCATGGCCAAGCTAGGGCAATCATCTGCTGATACAGAGGGCGCACTCACCGCTCTGAGCCAGATGGTCAGCAAGGGCAAGGTCAGCGCCGAAGAGCTCAGGCAACAGCTCGGGGAGCGTATGCCTGGCGCATTCCAGCTGTTTGCCGATGCCGCAGGCGTGTCCACCGCCGAACTGGATAAGATGCTGCAAAAAGGCGAGGTCGGTATTGATCTGCTGCCGAAGTTTGCCGACGAAGTCAATAAAGCCTTTTCTCTGGATATC